TGTTACCACTATCATATAGCAACATGTCATCAAAGGTTGTAGAGTTCTGTGCAGTAGATACAGAAGCTATACCTTGGATGGTTACAGTGTAGTCATAAGTAGATACAAGTGATAGTAGTTTAATAGTAGCTACTGAATCAGCAACAAACGTACCAGCTGCACCCATAGCAGTTGTAACTAACCTATTTGTTACAATAGTGGTATCTTGAATGCTACGGAAATGATAATGATCTGAGTTCGTACCAGTTAGATACCCAGTGCCTGTATTAGTAACTGTACACCACGTACCAGTATCTGTAGTCCAAACATATACATTTGTACCTTTGATTGCAGCTACATAAGAATTACCAGCACCACGATCAATATACGTCCAAACAGCGCCATCTAATGCAGCCTTGTTAAATGGATTACCGCCTGCATCTTTTAGCTGGTTAATATATTTCATACCAGGTCTTTTAAGAAGACCATAGGTAGGATCAGGATAACCATTAATGCATTCAGATACCTGACCGTCTAGCTTTTTATCATCATTTTGTCTTGATACACCACCTAAAAAGTTAGAGATTTGTTGTGTGATTGCTGGCATTATCGAATCAGGGTATTGAAAGGACTGTATGCTTTATAATAGTTACCGTTCTGTGGTGCACCAAAGAAACTATGGTCACCTTGATTGCAGTCATATTCAAGAGCCATTGCCCTTGCATACGCTTCTTTCTGTTGCAGCATTTGGTATTGATTAGGGTCACCGATAACCCTACTAGATACAATAGCTGCAGCACGAGCTACGATATAAGCTTGAATAGGTTGAGGGATGTTTTCATATTCAAACTCCCACAAAATATCCAAGTAAAGTGTTTCATCTGTATCCCATACATCAGTATGAGCAATGGTATCATAAAGGACACCACCACGGTTTACAACATTACGACCAAGATTAATTACATAGTCTAGGCTAAGATCTGCTTGGATTACATTATTAGGGATAGAAATTTTTTTAGTTGATGCATCAGGTTGTAATCCATCGTAGTTACGTTCTGTGTTATAAACCCAGCCTTCTGATTGTACTTCACGTGTGACTTCAGTTAAAGTATTATAAGCAATCGCAACGTCCGGGTTGGTTTGTGTTTCTACTTCATAAGAAACTACAGCTTTATTCATTGTAATATTACCCGTTGCACTAGACGACAAATTTAGTGTGTAGTCATATGCAAACGCTGTAGCACTAGGTGAGGAGGCTGTAACAACAGTAGTGTTATTTGCTACACCTACACCAGAAACATAAGTACCAAGTTCAAGTACTTCATCAGTACTCAATACAGTACCAGTAATAGAACCAACAAAGCTACCAATCTGTTTAAAGGTATAAGTAGTTTCAGTTGTCAACGTAGTTACAGGAGCCTGACCAACTGACGCCAGGATCTGATTAACAGCTTGTAGTTCGGTGTTTGGGCCAGTGGTAGGGAAAGGCATAATTGTAAATGAGTTTTATTCTCAATAAAGAATTAAAAAAAAGGAGCCCCCGAAAGGACTCCCGAAGATAAATCAGAATGCAGAAGGTGCAGTGTTGGTAGCATAAAGCTCAACAGCAGCAGCAGGATTCAGGTAGTCAGCACCCATGGCGAGACGACCCAGGATCACATCACCCTGATAGATAACAGAAACATCACCACTGGTGACTTGCACCTGAGGGGCGATAGCTTCCACACAACCAGCGGCTTCACGCTGGAAGATCAGACCACAAGAAGTGGCACCAACTTCAGCAGCAGTACCGTAGTCATTGTTGACACCAGTGGTAGCATTAGAAGCATCCTCAATGGTTTCACCAATGAAGGAACCAGTGTTACCAGGATTAGCAACAGCACCACCATAGTTTACACCATACTTACCGAAGAACGGAATATGCATGGACTTGTAGATCTTGATACCAGCGATTTCCACGATACCCTGACCACCTTGCAGTGCGGTACCTTGGACATCACGGTTCACAAGACCGTTAGTACCGACAGCTTGAATCAGTTCATAGTACTGACGGGGGTTAAGAACAGCCACACGACCATCCATAGACACACCCTTTTCATCCAGAGCAGCAGCAGCATCATAGAATGCAGCAACCAGCTTAGCGGAATCATAAGCATCAGCTTCAGAACCAGCACCAGTACCGACTTGGATCTGAGTACCACCGGGCTCAACGTAGTTGGTAGCAGACACAGGAGATGCAGCACGAGCACCACGGGTGATAGCACGGAAGATATAGCGGTCATACTTCTCAGCAAGAGCATAACCGATCTTACGAGAGATCTCACTCCGCAGATCATAATGAGAAAGAGTCTCATCAAGGTCATAGACGAATGCGCTGGAGATCAGCAGATCGTCAACCGTGATGGTCTTCTCAGCCACCGGAGGTGCATTGTTGGTATCACCCAGGATGCTGTTACCAGGAGTATGGAACTCACTCTTGGTACGACCGGTGTAGATAAACTGAAGAGACTTACCGTTCTTCAGAGTACGCTTCATCACAAGGTCACGAGCAATCGTGTTGTGCTGGAAGCCTTTGAACATTTCACCAGAAAAAAGCTTCAGGTAAAGAGCACGGGTATCAGCCCCGAAATTACTTGAACCCAGCTGAGTAAGCTGAGCAGGGTTCACATTAGATTGAAAAGCCATTGTAGTAAGTTATAATTAGATTATACAAGACTACCAAACGTTTGATATAAAAAATTTTTGTGGTAAAAATTATTGGTCTTTACCAAACCGGTTCGGCAAGGGTTGTCCTCGTAAGGGCCAATGCCAAATTGATAAGGAAGGATTTGCACCTCCCAATTACAGAACTACTTATCTTTTATGCGTATTGATTCATCAACTTAATAAGTTTCTGAGGGTAAATAGGATCTGTAGCATAACCTTCTTGCTTCAGAAGATAAGCACATTCATTCGGATCTTTAGCGCGGTTAACGCCATGATACCCTTTATAATCCTTATACCATTTAGAAACAAGTTCATTGATACAATCAAACGGTGTTTCAAAATCCTTGAACTCATCTTTGATAATTACAGGACCATAACCATAGTCCTCCCAGGTAGTCTTGATAGTACCTTTACCTTTGATACCAAAGAAGTTATTCTTACCAGATTTATACTTACCAAATCCACTTTCAAGTGCCCATTGTGCGGCAACAACTTGAGGGTATTTAGCACCTGCTTCTTTAGCAAGTTGTTCAACTGAATCCCAAGAATTATCAAAGTAACCCTTAGGTTTAGTACGATAAATCTCAGCAAATTTTTCAAGGATTTCGCTGCTTACATTCTCTTGCAGATAGTTCCAAGCATTGATTTGTTGTTCTTCTGCTTTATAGAACTGGGCAGCATCTACAAATTTAATAGTCATTGTTAGCCAATAGAAGGAGCAGTTAGTGCAACCTCAACAGAAGAGGCTGCTGCAAGATCCAATGGGAAGTTATGTGCATTACGTTCATGCATCACTTCAAGTCCAAGGTTTGCACGATTCAAAATATCAGCCCAAGTAGGGATGACATGATTCTGATTATCAACAAGTGATTGGTTAAAGTTAAAACCATTTAAGTTGAATGCCATTGTACTTACTCCTAATGCTGTGAACCAGATCCCGATAACAGGCCAGGCAGCAAGGAAGAAGTGAAGACTACGGCTATTATTAAAGCTAGCATATTGGAAGATCAGGCGACCGAAGTAACCATGAGCGGCTACAATGTTGTAGGTCTCTTCTTCTTGACCGAACTTATATCCATAGTTCTGAGAGATGTCCTCAGTCGTTTCACGAACCAATGAAGACGTGACAAGACTGCCATGCATAGCACTAAACAATGCACCGCCAAAGACACCAGCCACCCCAAGCATATGGAAGGGGTGCATGAGGATATTATGTTCCGCCTGGAAGACCAACATGAAATTGAATGTTCCTGAAATGCCAAGTGGCATACCATCAGAGAACGAACCTTGTCCAAAAGGATATACAAGGAACACAGCAGATGCTGCAGCAACAGGAGCAGAGTATGCAACAAAGATCCAGGGCCTCATTCCCAATCGGTACGATAGCTCCCATTCCCGCCCCATGTAGCAGAAGATGCCAATGAGGAAATGGAAGACAACGAGCTGGTATGGGCCGCCGTTATAAAGCCATTCGTCCAACGAATTGGTAGCCCACACTGGGTACAAATGTAGCCCAATTGCGTTCGAACTGGGTACGACGGCTCCTGAGATAATGTTGTTTCCGTA